AAGTATGGATGACTATATTAAGAAATTTAAACAAGAAAAACAGGAAGCTTACGATAAAGATTGGCATCAAAAGGTAAGGCGCAAACAACAGGTATGCAAAGCTTTTTTATCTCAACTTATTAGCTTAGATCACGATGAAAGCTTATTTCGATCAATATACGATAAACATTTTTCGCAAATTATTCTAGAATATATAGATAGGAACGAGTTTAGAACTATCCACAACAAAGCACGTTCTTTAGCTATTGCTGAATTAGAAAAGATAACATGACCCCAAAACAAAGTCGCAGATCAGAACGCAAGCTTAACAAGCTCAGAGAAAACAAACTTGAAGAATTAGCAAAAAAACTAGATTCTGATATTAGAGGTTACGATCATATCGTTGAATATGCAGATAACCATACTGCAAGTCTTCGTAGTGATTGGGTAGATGAAAATATTAGAACTATTATTATGAAACATAACTATCAAGTTAATAAGGTTGCAAAGATGTTAATTCGTGATTTTACTGATAAAGAACAGGAGGCAGCCGAAAATGCAATCTCAGAACTTTAGAGATAAAGAACTATTAGCAATGACACCTGATATGGAAGGTGTTACAAGACCTCAAAAAGACAAAAAAACTAAAAAATTTACTTTTATTGTTAAAGGAGTAGGGATAGGAACTGCACCAATGAAAATATCTACAAATGCAGAAACTCAAGCGAAAGCTGTGAAATATATTAAAGCTAGATGGAAAGATTGTAGCTACGAATTGATATGACGAGAAAAGAAAAAATAGAAGCTGCTAGAAAACGTATAGCAGAACTTGAAAAATTAATTCTGTGTTGGCAACAAAAATAAATCTTGTATGTCACACATTTAGTCTCCAAAGGTAATTTTGGAGTTCAGCCCATATATCATGGTCTTACATATAAATTCAAAGGTTGGTTTTATGACGGAAAAGTTGTCTATCTCAGCAGAACATTTGAGACACGATCAGAAGCAGAGGCAGCAGCAGAAAAACTTAGGGCAGATAGTATGTTGCGGTAATCATGTATTTAGGGTTATAAATGGTACAAGATATTGGCTTAGTACTCCCCCTGATGACTACGAGGCATAAATGCAAAAATGGCTTCTCTTAGATACCATGCTGGTCGCATGGTTCTTTATGAAGAAGAGCCTACAGTATGGCGAGTAAAAATTAAAACTAAGAAAGGCAAGCTAAATTTACCTTTAAAAGCTAAAGAGTTAGAGCCTGCACTTATAGAAGCAGAATATTTATACGCAGATGCTAGATGTATGAGCAGAGATCATCCTCTTTGTATAGATTGCATACATCATTTAGTTATAAAAGCAGAATGTGGTCTTGGTATGCCAGAAGGTAAAGCTAGTGGGGGAGTTTGGGCAAAGGATTGCGCTTACTTTTGGGAGAAGAAGATTTAGGATCTATTTTGTCTATATGATCTCCAGCTTGGTTTATTATTTTTACTAATCTAAAATTTTCTTTTGCAAAAGCACTTATAAGATCTGGTATGTCATTAGGATCTAGCGTATCTATAACATGACGTAGAAATATCTCAACTTGTAATTCCTCTTCTAACGTAACGTCAGCTAAAACCCAAGGCTCTACTTTGCGCCTTTTTTTGGCTTGATTGTTAAACCAATTAGACCAAGGCATTACAAGTTTCATTACAAGTCCCTCCAACCCAAGACTAACGTACTGGTCTTATAAGGCAACAAAGCTATACTTGATTTAGTTACATTCTCACTATGCACACACAGACTAGAGGCTATGGATCGTCTAAAAAAAAGAAAACTAAAAAAGTAAAAGTTAAGTTAGGAAGATAGTTATCTACCCGGAAACAAAGCTTTTTCTAACATATCGCAAAGGCGATCATCTACTGTATTATCAGTTTTTTTAACCATAGCTCGTACTATATCAAGTGCGAGTTTTTTTATTGCAGATCCACGAAGGAAAGCAAAAAGAATAGGCTCAATAACTTTTAGCATAATTTTTTATATGTTGCTACGTTTATAGTAGCTCACTCCTCACACATAGAGCTATAGCCTCTTCTGCTGGTCATAAAGGAAGGGGCTATCTTCTTGGTTTTATCTCAGCAACAGCAAGTTCTACTTCTTTTAACCGATGAAACACCTCTTTCATGTCATCGTGCATATCGTCAATTTTTGTAGTTAGTAATTCTATGGCTGTTGTATTTCGCACGAGATCATCTCTTGATTGTCTTCCACGATAAGAGACAGAACCGACTGAGACAAAACAAGCTGTTAACATAGCTCCACCTACTGCTGCTATTACTTCAACCACTTTACGAGTCCCTGATCTATGCCTATTATACTAAAAAACCCTATGGAAAAAGAAAAAAGCAAAAATATGCCACAAAATAATAAGGAATTAGAAGAT